AAAAGTTACAAAAGGTGATAAACAAGGTGAATATATTTGTATCAATAATAAACAACCAATCAAAATGCCTGAAGAACTCAAATCATTTTTATTAGAAAATATTTATACTTCAAAACCAAAAACAAAAAAAACAACTACAACAAAAAATGGAAAGAAAACAAAAAAAAATGTTGGATATAAAAATAAAGAAAATTATTATAAATATTCTTTTTGTGATGATTTGCTTAGAAGAATATTTGATAAATTACCTGATGAATATTGGGGTTCTGTTGTTTCTCAAGATGGGGAACCTTCTTTTTTAGTTTGGACTACTGCTTGCAAATCATTAGATTGCTATGATTTATGGGATGAATACAATCAAAAATATCCAAATTATGATTTTGACAAAAACGATATTATGTGGAATTCTGTTGATGAATCATATGCTTGTTTTTATAATCTTCTAAAAGATTCTAAATTTCCAAATTCAGAAAAATTGATTGATTATCACAAATATCAACCTATTCTTCAAAATGAAATCAAACCAGATATTGAATTCAAATCAGAAAAAGTTGGATATGAATATTTTCAAAAAAACAAAAATTATATTCTAAAATCAGACACAGGAACAGGAAAGACAACAAGTTTCCAAAAATATATTGAAAGAACAAATCAAAAATTTATTTCAATTACTTCAAGAGTTTCTCTTGCTGAAGACCAATATGAGAGATTTTCAAAAGATATTGATAATGTTTATTATTATAAAAATTTGAATAATGATTTATTATATAAATTACTAAAATTTGAAAAAGAAAAAAAAAAGTATTCTTTCACTGGTTCAGTTGTTGTTGAAATTGAATCTATTCTTCACAGATTACAAGACCCAGAATGGATAACAAATTTATCTGATATGGTTGTTTATTTGGATGAATTCAATTCACTTATTCAACATATTCATTCTTCATCAACCCTTGACAATAATTTGAGTTTAGTTTTGGATGCTTTTATTATTATTCTAAAAAATTGTAAACAAATTATTTGTACTGATGCTGATATTTCTGACACTTCAATTTTGTGGTTCAAAAATAATATTGGAAGAGATTTTGAATTTCATAAAAATAATTATAAACACAATCAAAATGTTATTGCTGAAGAAGTTTTATCATATGAAACATTGGTTGATAAATTACACAAGACAAAAAAATGGATTGTTCCTTGTGATTCAAGACAAAATGCCTTGACCCTTCATGAAGAATTTCCTGATGCTGTTTTGATTGTTGCTGAAACAACAGAAATTCCAAATTTGGATGAACACGATAGAATAATTTATTCACCTAAAATCTTATATGGTGTAGATAGTGTAATGAGAAGAAGTGTTTTTTGTTTCTTTCAAGAACAAACTATTGACCCAGCACAAATGGTTCAAATGGTTTGTCGTTGTAGAAATATTGATAAATTACATTATTATTTTATGAGAAAAAAATTCATTCCAAAAGATATTGATTATGAAAAATTATGGGATGAAATGATTGACAGACATTCAAAATCATTGAAATATTTCAAGAATAGATATTTTCAACATCTTGAAAAAGGATTTTTAGAAACTTTACATCGTATTGAATATGATAAAAAATGTTATTCTTCCAATCCTTATGCTCATTTCAAAAAAATTATCAAAGAAAGAGGTTTTGTTGATATTGATTTATATAAATGTACATCATCCGCATCATTTATCAAAGATAAAAATGAACTAAAAGAAAAAACACTTCAAGATAAAATTGACAATTTCAATATTCAAGATGAAGAACATTCAAAACTCAATGAAATTCTAAAAGTGACAAAAGAAAAAGCAGATGAATTCAAAATGTATTTTATTGATGAAAAATTGCTTCATAGACATTGGAATATTTCAACAATGTTCTTTCAAAAAGATATTGCTAAAAAGTTTGATGATTTTGATTATTATTCAGAAAATTTTACATACAATAAATTATCAAAAGAAAAAACTAAATTGAAATTATTACAAGACATCAAGATTGCTTGTGATTGTGTTGAACCTTTTGATATTACACCTAAAAAAATATTTGACAAATCTTTATTTGAAGATTATAAAGTTATTTTTAGATGTCGTTCAAATAAAATAAAAGCAGATACAATCTATGATTGTCAAAAAATTATTGTTACTATTTATAAAAATTTATTTGGCAAAGATATTATTGATAATAAAAAAGATACTAAAAAAAAGAAAGGTTCAAAAGAATATTTTGTCAATGAAGAATCAATTGAACAAGATAAAAATTTATTCTTATTACGAGAAAAAAAAGTTTCAGACAAAATCAAATTTGCGGATGATTCTGATGATGAATCTGATGTTTTTGATTCTTCTGAACTTGATTTATAATTGTTTTATTATATATAATACAAATGTCGCTAATTGACACAATTCTTTCTCTTATAATAAAAATGTCAATTAGCGACAATTCCAAATTTATGGATTTTCAATTGGAACTTCATCCAATTGAATTTCTTTCTTCACTTCTTTTTCTTCATCTGAATTATATATTATAACTTCTTTTAGTCCATTACATACAATAGGTTTTCTAACTTTCGGATATTTACTTTCAAATTTCTTATTGAATATCCCGATAATATCTTGGTCAATATTTGGGCTACTTTCTAACAATCTATCATATTCAGCACGTGAAACCTTCAAGAAATCACGGCAATTCTTTCTTTTAGAATCTTTCAATGCCAATTCAATTTGAATATTTCTGGCAAATTTTGACCAACTAACACAAGACAATCGATGTGATTCATATATTTCAGCATATTTCAGAAAACTCATCAAAGTTCCTAATATACCACAAAAGATATTTAGACCACCAACACAAGCAGAAAACCCCTGTTTGAATCCTGTTGGAACATAACTATCAGCAAAATTGGCAGTACCTGTCAATGTTGAAAGAACTATAATTGGAATTGACATATGATGATATTTTTTTTTATATTTTCTTTCAGAATAAGAATGTAGCCAAGAATAACATAAACCAATTTCAGCCCATTCAGCAAGTAAAGTTTCAATTTCATCACTCCATTCTTCAATATTCTCTTCAATGTTCCTCGGTGTTTTCAAATCTACATCCATTTTTATATATTTTTACTTTAGAAATTATTATATATATAATAATATATATAATTATGGGAAAAAAAGATTCAAATAAACCTTCAAGTCTTCAAGATGAAATATGTGCGGTAATTCATAAAAGTAATTATAAAAAAGATTTGAAAACAGCTTTTGAAGAAGTTGTTGGATATGATTATGGTTTATTTACAACTTATCAAATGACTCAAAAAATTTGTTTATTAGAAGAATTAGATAAAAAAGATTTACAAAAAATTTTATCTGAATTATAGATATATATAATGCCCCCAAAGAAAGAAACAAAAGAAGCACCAAAAATGAGTTGGAAAGACCATTTAGCAAAGGTCTATGCTGAAGGAAAGAAAAAAGATAAAGATTACAAGTATTCGCAAGCAATGGTTGATGCAAAAAAGAGCTATCGCAAAAAATAAAATATTATTTATAATATATGGAAAAACCAAATCACTACAAATCAAAAATTGACCCAAGGGAATATATAACTACAAACAATTTGGATTTCAATGAAGGAAATATCATCAAGTATGTTACAAGATGGAGAAAAAAGAATGGTTTGGAAGATTTACTAAAAGCCAAAGATTATCTTGAATTTCTCATTGAACAAAATAAGAAATAATAATCATATATTATAAATTATAGAAATATATAATATATGCCTAGTCAAGCAGATAAAAACCATGATATTCTAAAAAAGATATTAGACATAGTAGAACAGCAGAGGAAAGAAATTCTAATGCTAAAACAAGATATCGCATATATCAAGAAACAAATGCCGGAACCTGAAAAGATTTCAACTGGTTGGTTGTGGTGAAAATATCTTTTTCAATATATCAATATGTCCTTTCATACTTCCAACATCAATTCCAATTTCTTTATCTAAAAATTGGTCTTTATTACAAGTATTATCTTTATGACAAGTACATATCATACAATGATGTACTTCTGTCATTCCACATCTTTTTTCAAAGTGGTCTATCATTGAACATCCTTCACCAGTTCCAGTCTTTTTATATCCTCCTATTGCTCTCCAATGTTTTTTTGTAAAACATTGCGTTGCTTCGTGTGCCTGTCTTTTTGCTGAACATTGAATGAAAGTAAATTTATAATTATGATTAGGATAAATAAACAACATTTGAGGAGAACCAACCAACCCATATTTTTCTTTTATTATTGCTGAAATTGAATATCTTATATATTCAGGACAATAAATATCATCATCATCCATATTAGCTAAATATTTATATGTCGCATTCTTTACTAATAAATTCCTTTTTTCTCCAATCCCTAAGTGCCTTTTTGGTTTATAAATATATTTCAATTTTATGGGTGAAATTGTTTTTTTAGTGTTTTCAAGGGTATACTCATCAAATAAAGGATTTTCAGGATGGTCATCATAAATAACCCATTCTAATTTATTTTTATCATATTCAAAATTCTGAATATTATATATCATCAATGGTAAAAATTTCTTCCTATTCCAAGTAGGTGTCAAAATACTTACATTTGGTAATTCCATATATTATAACTATAGAAAAATAAATCTATAATATATATATAGAAAATATGAGTTTTGTTGAAGATTTGAAAGATTTGATTGAATCCCAAAAAGACAAGAGAAGAAGTGAAAAGACAGTGAATATGTATATTGCTAATATAAAAAAATTATATAAATTATTAGGTAATGATGATGAGATGGAAGATTTAGATTGGCTCACTGATGTTGAAAAAGTAACTGATATACTTTCTGATAAACATTTTACAACTCTTAGAAATTATCTAAATTCAATCATTGTCTCTCTTCAAGTTACAGAATATCCTGATGAACTTATAAAAGAATATCAATCAATTAGAGATGAATTCAATGATAAATATATAAAAGAAAATTCAACAGGTGTAATCTCTGCAAAACAAGAACAAAATTTTGCTTCAATGGATGAAATAAATAATGTTATCAAAGAGATGAAAGAAGAAATTGATTCAAAAAAATTATTTAGAAAAGATATTTCACCAAAAGAAAAAGCATTGGTACAAATGTATATAATGATAAATATATTGACACAATATCCATTTAGAAACGATTTAGCAGGAATGAAATTTATAAAGAAAAAAGATTTCAACAATTTATCAATGGAAGATAAAAAAAAGAATAATTATCTTTTACAAGACAAAAATGATTTTTATTTTATTCTAAATGAATATAAAACACAAGCAAAATATGGTGAAAAGAAAATCAAAGTTGAAAAGAATAATCTTCCATCATTACTAAGAAAATATATTCCCTTATTAGATAATGAATTTTTATTCACTTCATCAACTGGAAAACCATTTTCAAGGAATGCTCTCACTCAAATATTATCTAAAACTTTTGAAAAATATCTTGGAAAAAAAATCAGCACAACCCTTCTCAGAAAAATTTATATGTCTTCTAAATATCAAGGAACAAAAGAAGAGATGGAAAAAGATGCTGAAATAATGGGGCACAGTAAAGATGTAGGCCAATTGGTATATACTAAAAAAAAAGAATAATTTATATCAAAATTTTCTAAAAAAAAATTATAATATATATAAATATATATATATTATGAGTGGTCAATATACAAATACAACTCTTATAGAATGTAATCGTTTATTCTCTGAAGAATACAAAGGAGGAAATACAACAGAAAGAGCAAGATTCACAAACAAAACAACTCCTATTCATCTGAATGAAGGGGACCAAATATCTCTTCATAGTGGGTATATAGCAGAAGTTGGTGCAGGTGGAGAAGTCATTGAATTTACAGCAAAAGAAACAGATTACAAATATAAGGTATATGAAACAAATTTGTCACCTTCTCATCCTGACCCAGTTCTTCCTTATGGATATGAAAGAATTGATGCTTCAACTTCTGAAAAAGAAAGAACAGTTCAAGACAATAAAGGCTCAATAACGATAAATTATTATACTAATCTAAATGGTGATTGTCATATTTTACTTCCAAGAAAATTTGACAAAGAATATGCTATAACTGAGTCAAATAGTTTTGATACACATTATGGAAAAAACTGGACATCATATGATTCAGCTTCTATGGGTGAAGTAAACGTCCAACCAAACATACAACATCAACTAAAAACAGATTGGCAGAATTTCCATTTGGATGATACATTGTCAGATATTAGAAGAAGAAGAGTAGTTGACAATTCAAGAATGAAAATATATACAAGAAAACAACAAGCATACAAATCAGGTGTAAACACCTCTGATATACCATCAATTGGTTCTATTTATTATTATAACCCTATTTTATTTGATTATATTCCATATCAAGAAATTATTGATTTTGAAATTGAAAAAGGATATGACACACCATCCAATATCGCAAATACAATGACAAATATAATGACTAAAACTGGACCATCTGAACCAATCAATGCTTCTGTTGGTACTGGTGCTAATGCTTTTTATAAAACAATATCAACAAGATTATCATCATCAACATACAAATCATTTTATTGTGCCAATGAAGACACTTTTTCATCTACTACATGGAATGCATATGCTGAAACTGCTGCTAATTGGAATGAAAATACAATGAAATATCTTTCTAATTTCAATTATATTGGAGTAAAAAGACCAGAATTCTTTGATGCTGGAAGAAGAATTGGTGGTTCTGGTGGTTTCAATAATATATATCTAACAGCTGAAATTTTATCAGCAAGTAGAGCAACAGCAGTCATTGAAACAAATTTGAATTGGGAACAAATAAATGCCGATGGTGTACCATATTTGGAAAGTTTCAGAGATTGGTTCAAATCACAAAAATTATATCCAGATTTTTGGGACTATGATTACAATAAAAATGTAACAATAAACAATTCAAGGTTCATTCATATGAATAGTTCAAATTTACCAAGTGAAGAAGGAACATCCGAAATATTAGGTTCAGACAATTGGAAAAGTGGCACATCAGTTGACAAATCTTCTTGTCCTGTTTTTATTTACTATCAACCAAATAATGAAGATAAATATACAGAAGGTGAATATGAATATGATTTGTGTTATGGATTCGCAAAGAAGATTGATGGAAAAATATGTTTTTTGACAGAACAAATAGGAGGTATTCCAGCTTCTCAAACAACTTTATTCAACGCATCAGGAAAGATTGAAGCTACAAGACAACTTGGATACGATTGGCACAATACAGGATATGGAAATTGTCATTGTATTTTATATTCAGGATATCTTCGTTCTGTTATAGATGGTTCATGGGCTTATCAAGACACTGATGCTAATAATCAACTTGCTTATATTTCAGATAAAATTCAATTCACATATCTTGGAGCAAATACTCCTTTATTCAATTTTGATAATGTTGGAAATAGATTTGCGTTTTCTTATCTTCATACACCTGAAAGAGTAGGGCAACAATTCAAAGCTGGTTTTGATGAAAATTATACAGTAGTAGCAGATGCAGATGAAGAATGTTATAAACTCAATAA